GCTTCTGCTGCCAGAACCATGTCGCTGATATTCTCGGGTTTCAGATACCCCGCTGCTATCATTTGGCGGATTTCCGGCGTCAGTATATCGGTAGGCGCCACAGGGGGTCGCATCGCCGGTGCAGGAGGTTGTTCGAAGAACTGGGCACCGTTTGGTGGGGTCGTATTGGTAGGCGCACCGGTTAAATTAGCGATCAGATCACCAAAAGGATCCGGAGCTTTCGGAGCAGGTATATTTTTCCCCATTGTCATCGGGTTGGGCGGCGTGCTCGGCATAGGTGGAAGTTGGCTCACGTCCAGCGGTTGATCGACTGAATCCAGCGGTTGTATCTGGTCGTAAGGGAGCACCATGGCAGGATTGCGCCCTTGCCCTTGTGGACCTACGTTAAAAGGATTGAACTCGGGCATAGGTGCCATAGTCGGTTCAGTTTGCGGGCCTTCTAGGAACTTCAGTATGTTATCAAGTTCGATCTGGCTCTTCGCTCGGGAGATCGCTTCAGTCGCTGCTTTCGCACGATCCAGTCCTGCCGATGCCTCGGCCTGACCGATACGCGCAGGGTTATACGCTTCATCCAGTCCGTATTTCTTTTGTTCAAGATCGAACTGCTGCTTTTTTAAATCCATTTCCTCTTGTTTGGCGCGCATCTCGGGGTTCCCGAAAGCAGCACCGACGAGGGCTTTAGCGGCATCTGACCATGGTGTTATCGTCATACACTGACCCCTACCGGAAGTTTCTTGGCTTGCGCCGGTGTAATGGTCGGGACTGCGGTGCGTCCTGCATCCCATCTGATACCTGTGACGGGATCAGTGCCGCCCCACCATCCAGCTCCGGCGCCCGCACCGTAACCTGCGTTGGTGATCTGGCCCAGTGCACCAACCATATCGGCTATAGCCAGTTTATCATCTCCTGCGCGTGCCGCGGCTGCGGTGTCTGCTTGCAGGTTGTTCAGCCCGCCTTGTACGAAACCGGCTTGGGTGTTGATCTTGTTGGTGTTGCGACTAAGCGCGATGTTCTGACCGAGGTTGGCATCACCGTAAGCCCCCAGACGGGCGGCTGCTTCCGCGGCATTGGCGTTCTTGTCGATCGTGCGGTCTTGTGATTGCACGATGGCTTGTTTAACCGCGCCGGATGCCTCACCTTGTCCGGGTAGCAGGACGCGCTGGTTGAACGAAGGCTGGTTCGCCGATGTACGGCGCGCTATTGCTTCGATCATACGCTGCTCGTCGCTATCTTCACTGGTTTGCTGGATGGAATCCTGAAAACTTGCATTAGCGATATTGCGGCGTTCCGCGATATCTTGATTGAATTTATCTTGCGCGGCTTGCGTAGATTTGTTGACTTTATTTACGCCATCATTCTGGAATTTGCTTTGCAACAACCCCGTTGCAGCTGTTATGGCTAGGGAGACTGGATCGCACATATAACCTCCTTAAACCGTTGTAACGCGGGACGAGCCCGAACCGCTGGCCGGTGTGATGCTCGCTGTAGGGCTGGCCGCAAACAATCCGCGTCCTTTCGTGGCTACGTTCGAAAGATTTTCCAGATTGGTTGCTGTGTTGAACACGAAATTACCTAAAGCATCGAAAGTAGGCGGCGCGTTTAGAAGCGCGGCTTTGTTGGCGGCGGCTGTCGCGGCCGCACTCGGATCTTCTGTAGCGTTTAACTGCGAAAGCAAGTTGGAGCGGGTGTTTTCCAGATCCGTACGCCCTTGGTTTGCGAAACTCGCAGCTGCGTTCTGGATGTCGCGCTCGTACCGGGCACGTTCTTCGTTCAACTGACGTTGGCGGTTTGCGGCTTCCGAAGATTGAAGCAAACCGCCGCGGGACAGCGCGTAAACCAGTTGTTTTTGCGCATCTTGGAATTGCTGGTCCAGAGTAGGCATGGCGTTGTTAACATAAGCTGTTTGTCTGCCTGCGAAATATTCGTCATTAAAAGGTGCGAGAGCTGCGTCAATAGCGGAAGTGCCTTGCATGATGTTGGCGCGGCGTGCGGCCTCTCTTGCAGCTTGTTGCTCTGCGGCAATCTGTGCACTATTATCCTTTTTAGGTTTACTCATGGGACTCCCCCTCGAACATGATATCTTTGCTGTAATTACCGCCTACGCAAGTGTACCCTAAGCGCTCGTAAAAAGCACCAGCCTTTGTGTTGGCTGTGGACACATCAAGACGTACTTTTATGAAATTCTGCCCCGCCTCTTTACCGCGCTCGATAGCCCATTCCCGGTACGCTGATTCCAGTGTAGGTGCCGCTCTCGACCCCCGGTGTTCTTGTTTGACGAAAAACCCCATGTCCGCTGCCTGTAACAACGGGCTAAATAGGTAACAGAACACAGACCCCATTATAGCGCCTACGATCTCTCCTTCTTTTTCATAAAGGAAAAGACAGTATTGGTTGTGTTGTGGTAACGCGATTTTCAGGAAATTTTCATACATCTCGCGGCAAAAAGGAACGTTTTTATAATCACCTTCCGGGTGCATAATTTCCGCAAGGTCCGCGATTTTAGGAATATCTTCGAGTGTTGCTGCCCTGATCATCCTGCCCACGTCGTCTCGTAATGCACCACGATTTTAGAAAGCTTGGCCGGTCCGTCCCCTTGGTGGACGAATTTCATTTTTAAAACAGGACTGTATTGCTGCATCGCCAGGTTCATAGCGCCGACCGACGTTTTATAGAGCGTGGCGGTCTTGACCCAGGTATTTGGTTTTTTCGGGTTGGTGTTCAAATACACATCCCATTTCCCTTCGAGGATAACATCAAGACCTGACCATCTTTTCCAGTGGCCGATCGTACGGGCATCCAGATAAGGCATCTCGACCACGACTTCTTGTGCCGTGTATTCATCGTTATCATCGCCGCCGAGTAAGTAGATCACGTCTCCCGAGCGAGCATAAACCCGCCCGTTCAGTGTTGTGTAATCCGTGATAACAAACCCCGGTTTATAGGTGGACCATGCTGATATTTTAGAGGTCGAGAAAAAACTGAATACATACTCGGTATCGTCAAGCGCCGACATATAACGACCGTCACGGGGTTCTATGACCCCTGTTGCGGCTGTGACTTCATCATCCGTTAAAGTCAACATCTGGGCCAGCACGATATCGTCAATAGGGGTGCCCACATCCGTTACACTTGCGGCGTTGGATGAATCCCGCGCGCGCATGGACCGATAACCGCTGTCCGAAAGATAGAACAAGTCGAGGTCACCGAAACTTTTAATAGTTTTAGGCGAACGTGTCCCCGTATTATCGAGAATTTGCAGCTGCACATTCGCTCCGGGGTTGGCGTCCACCGCCCATATCTGTGTCGAATTCCGGCTGAAAATAGCAACACTGCCTTGGTACACGCCAAGGCCGGTGATCGGTTCATCGTTGGCGCTTTGCGCGGCCATGTCTATAACGCCGGAGCCTGTGTTGACTTCATCGCCTACGGTATTATCCCGCCAGAGGGCGGCGTTGGCGACTACGGAGAACAAGATGTTCGTACCAGCGCCCGCGTACATCTTGTTCTTATGTGTGAGGATAACCGCAGCTTGTTCGTTGGTGACAGGAGAGGAGCCGTAAACGTTGTCGTCAATGGTAAAGGTGAACTCATCCCCTGGGTCGAACGTGCCGCCCAGTGTCACTGTTGATATCTGGGGTTGCGACACTCCTGCGGCTTGTGTCTGCGCTACAACTGCGCTTTGATCATCTACCGAACCTCCTTGAACCGCTGTCGCAGTCACATCGAAAGTATCATTGTCTTCGATACCTGTGATCGTGATGACGTTTCCCGTAACACTTAACGTTGCTACGGGGTCGTCAACTGCGTCACCAGCTAGAGAAAGTGCGACACCGTTCAGGTTAGTTTGGGTTGCGCGGACCAGCCCTATGTACCAGTCTCGTACTCCCGCTCCGTTGTAGAAGTGGTAAACCTTATCGTCGTTAAACTCCGCAATGACATAAGGTTTGGCTTTAAACACTTCCGCCTGTGCAACGCGGACCATAGCTCCGTTATCCGGGTTTTGCAGCCTTTGGTACGTAACTCCCGTAGGCATCCCTCCTGGTGTTGTGATCGACCCGAAGACATAAAGGGTGTTACTGGCTGCGATCAGCCCGAAAGTACCGGCGGGAAGTGTGTATTTTGCTACCCATTTCTTGGCTTTTTCAATTTCTCCGCCGCGGTTGATGTGCCCGTTTTCGAACACTTGCAAAGACCCTGGCGCTGCCGATACTTCAAGGCGGCGGCTGTCGAGGCCGCCTTTAAAGTCCTCGATTTGCAAGTAAGCTTTTGGCATATTCTAGCTCGGATTCTTGACCGCGATGACGGCAGGGTTGTTGTGGATGTCCGGTAAAGGTAATTTGGATCCCATAATGAAATACCCGCCTTCGCGGCGCGTAGCACCGCCGCGCATACGTAAATAAAGCTTATTCCCTTGCGAGAGCATGGTTTGCGCCAGTTTGTCGTCTTGTCCTGTCAGAAGATGTGCCGCGGCTAAGGTTACTATAAGAGTATCGTCCAGTGTGCAGACATCGTTGTTAGCTATCAGGGCGCCTAGTTTTTTGAAGCCTTCGAACCGGATAACTTCCGTATTGTTGTCGGGCATCGGCCAGAACTCAACCTGATCGCCCTGTCCGGCGTCGATAATATCCCACTTCTGGACAGGCGTGGCGGTGTCGCCGTTATCGCTATCGTAAATATTATAGTCATCGACGGTAATACCGCGGGACACAATTTGCCAGTCGGTCTGACCGTTCGTGCGTACACGTTTGATGCGTTCGAAATCCATATCGGAAGGAAAATCGTAGTAACGCTCGTTTGATTGCACCGTAATATTGCGGCGCACTTTGAGGAAAGGCCAGTCAAAATCCCAGTAAAGGAAAAACTGTGTACGGGCCAGAAGACGTTTCAACGCCGGTTCTTCATCCTGCCCTATAGCAGGATCAGAAGATCTGCGGGTTTCAAGCCGCAAATCTTCTACCATTTCCTCAAGTGTCGTCACTCCGCGCATATGTTACGCTTTCTTGTTACCTACAAAATCATTGTCGGCGGCGGGCTCGTTCTTGGTCTTACCCGCTGCAACGGTTTTTTCTTTCTTGTCGCTGTCGGCGGTGAAAGGTGCCACTTCTTCCCATCCGTCGTTGTCCCCTTCGGTATCGCTAACTTGATCGTTCAGGAGGTTCGCATCGGCGTAAGTATAAGGAAGAATAGGGTTTTCGCCTGGAAATACTTTCTTGAACACGGCTTCTGTGTATTTAGAGATCAGTTTCTCTTGTAGTGATTCAGCTGTCCGGATACGGCGCAGCCATTTACCTGTTTCGCTAAGGCGCGTTTCCACGTCGTCGCCTTGTTTTTCTTTAATCTGGAGCGACCCTTTACCGTGGATCGATTGGATGATCAAAAATTCGGGTGCTGTAATCTTGTTAAAGTAGCCTGTGTGGCGACCTTGGCTGCGGATGTCGCAGACAACACGATAAGTTTCAAAGGCTTTAGCCATAGATATCTCCTTGTTGGCGGTAGAAAAGCAGAGCGGATTATCCGCTCTGCTTCAGTTTTACTTATTAACCGGCGTATTGCGGGTTTCCTTGATACTCGGGATCCGGCACCACGGCGATAAGCGTGAAAGCTTTCGCGCCGTCGCAAGCTGCGTTCGGGTCGTACGTTCCGCGAACATCGGCAGTTGTTGCCGTGCTCTCGGTGTTTTTCGTCAGACCGGCTACAACCGTACCGGCTGTCGCCACGGCGTCATCTTGAAGCTCTTTCAAGATGTAGCCGACAGTCGCTTTAGGTACGTGGATTGGCAGACCAAGCACGTCACCGGAACCGACAGTGGCTGACGTGATGTTCGCGCTCGGGACGACAGAAGTGATCGTCTTGAACGCTTTTACACCTGCCATAGATGTGCCGGAAGCACTTGTCTCGACAAGCGTTTTACCGTACTCGTCCGTACCTGTAACCGTCAGCGTAGCTGTGTTGGTCCATGCGCCTACAACATTCCGGGGAACGTCAAAGGTTGCAACGCCGCCTGAAGTCAGTGCGCCGTTGATCGTCATGGCGGTAGCTGCGGTCCCTGACTGGGATGCGCAGATACCATCAGCATCGGCTGTAATAGGTGCGCCGAGGTTGATGACAACCACTTGGGCTCCGTTCACTCTCTTCGCTGTGTTCGGAACTGTACCGTTGCGTCCTTTGATCGCAATGGATTGTCCTGAACGAGCGAAGTTGAAGAAGCCGCGACCGGTTGCAGCGATTGTGCCGCCGGAACGGTTTGTAACAGTGACCGCAGACGTACCGAAAGACAAACCGATGTCTTCAGGCTGGTTGTAGCGGGTACCGTTGATAGTCATGTAGTGGCCGACCGCGAATTCAAAATCTCCGCGATTGAAGCCGGTTGGATAGTTTACGGTGAAAGTTCCTGCATCGGCTACATCTGCACTGATGACGAACTCGGCTGTTTTAAAAGACATTGTAGTTCTCCTTTGAGTTAATCAGGTTAAGCGGATGGTAGGCCAGAAGTCAGAACTTCGTACACGCCCGAAGAGTTCAGACGATGTGCGACCATGGCGCCAGACCATAAGAGCGACTTGTAGTAGGACAAGCGATCGTATGGGCGAGCCGGTTCGTGCATCGTCATATCATTTCCGGAGTGCATGTAGAGGAAGATACTATCGTGATCGATGACGTAGCAACGATCGCTTTCGCTGATCTCGTCGAGAGCAGGTTCATACATGAACATCATTCCGTCCAACGTAATGGCGTTCACGCCGATTTCAACGACTTTGTTAAAGCCTGTTTGCGTATAGTCGCCTTTTGCTGTCATCTCGACGCGCAAAGCTTCCATAAACAAAGAGCCGCAGTAACCTACGTGGTTTGCCGAGCCGTAACGACGCAACTGAACCATTTCGGAACGCATGATTTGCGTCAGAGTTTGGTTGGCTGCGGATGGTGTGATCTTGCTCGCACCAACGCGGGCACGGTTACGCCACAAAGGCTGCGCGGAACGGGAAAGACCGCCTGTAACACCTGTTGAAGGAGAGTCCGTGATAAGCGCCGGAACGCCTGGGAAACCGTTCGAACCCGTGGACCAGATACGGTCTTGGGAGAACGAATAACGTGCATCGTAATCCATTTGCTCGTATTTGGATGTCAGAAAGTTCTGAATACGGATCTCGTCTTGCTTGGAAACAGCCGGGAAGTCCCCGCTATCGCCATTCTTGATCGAGAAACCGGCTGTCAAAGCTTCTTGCCATGAGAAAGTCAAACCAAGGTGGTTCATTTCCCATGTGTAGCGGGCTTGTTTCAGCGGGTTGTATTCATTGAACGTCAACTGTTGATCGGAAGTCGTAACCAAATCGAACTGGCTTTGCTTACCGAAACGTGCGTTAATGATGATTTCCGTACCGCCTGGGTACGTTTTTTTCTTGTCGCGGAACTTCTTCAAAGCTGGCGTAGCGTAGTCAGCTTGTGCGAAGAGCTTATCCTTGATGTAGAACGGTAGTGTAGACTGGACCAACTGGTCCAGCTGATCTGCGGTGAATTCAATAGACATTTTTTATCTCCTGTTAATGTTAAGCGCTTTTGCTCCGTATTTTCGAAAAGGCTGACGAAAACGCTTCATCCATAGTGGCTGGAGCTGTTGTCGGTCCGCCGGGTGCGCCCTGCGATCTAGGAGATGGTGTAATCGTTGGTTTAGGAGGAACGAATCCCCGAATTCTTTCAGTAACTTCCTTGTGAACCCTGTTTAAGCGTTCCCAAGCTTTCTGGTCAGACCCCGGATCGCCTTCCGTCTCCAAGATAAACTTCATCCTTTCGACCATCATAGGCATTTTCTTCTGTAGGTCAGGATCGGTCTGGGCCGTTTGTTGCGACCAAGCTGTAAACAGATTGGTCCGGTGGGCCAGCTCTTGCTGTTGACGCTGTATTTGTGTCTGCTCTTGGAACTTATCGACCTGTTGCGTCGCAACATTGATTTTTCCGCGAGCTTGCGCAAGTTCAGCGGCTCTTTCCGGGCTTATGGTTCCTTGATCGACTTCCGCTTGGAGGTCGGCAGGGATGTTATGGCCTAGATGATCGCCCCATTCCTTCGTCAACTCGGAGAGTTTTTTGTAAAACTCGTTCGGGTTTTGGACGGCAAGAGCCACCATTTTAAGAGCTTCAGCCGCTTCTGCGGGTGGGACGTTGTTGGTTTTCAAGAAACTATCAAGCTGTCTGTATCGTCCTGCGTCGGCTTTCAGAGGTTCGACTTGCGCCTTCAACTCCTTAAGTTCTCTGCGGGCAGCGGTACGTTCTGCTGTCACTTTCTTGAATGCCGGATGTTCATGAACTTCCTTGGGAGCATTTTTCTCCTCGTCGGAAACCTTGTCTTCCTCGGCACCGTCAGTCTTCCCTTTAGAGGCGTCCTGTTTGGCTGGATCGTCTTTACCTTCGGTCGGCGCGGCCTTGGTCGGGTCTTTACCTGCCAGCTTCTGAATGCCGTCGGAAATGGCATCTTTGAGGCTTTTAGACCCTTCTTGTTTTACGCCTGTGTCCGTTGACGGAGCGGACGGGGTTTTTACGTCAGGAGAGGAAGACTGTGACGAAGCTTCCGGTGTTTGGTTTACGTCACTGTTTGGAGCGCTGGACGCGGTGCTCGCTGAGTTTACGTCCGGTTGCCCTTGAAGGGCGTCGTCTGACATTGTAATTCCTTTTTAGATTCAAGTGTTAATATCAGTGATCTCATACTACCATAGTGGTTCCTTTATTTCATAACGGAATTTTAACCATCCAGTAAGAATATGGCCAAAGCGTCGTTATTGCGTTTTTCTTCAAACCGTAATATCCGACGCACAAAACCTCCGCCTCTTTGATCCCGGACTATTTCGTCGTCCATCTGGAAGGCGTTGTTCTGGAAAGCGCTTGACTGAAAAGCTGTAAACATCTTAACCTAGTATCGCCTTCGCTGCTACAGCAGCCTCTTCGCGCAATTTAAGCGTTTCTTTGAGGTTTATATTTTCCTGTTCAAGTTCGGATACTTTTCCGCTTAAACTTTCAATTTGAATAGCTGACGTGTCTTTGAGTTTTTGAATCTCCGCGTTAGCAGCCTCGATGGTTGTTTGAATCTCCGCGTTAGCAGCCTCGATGGTTGTTTGAAGCTCGGCTTGTGCTTGTTCGTTTTTCTCGGCAAGCGCCTCGTCCAAATCCCTGATTTGTTTAAACAGCGCAGGATTTTCGAGCAGACCGATCAAAGCCTCTTCCTCGACAGGTTCGGCGGGAAGGTATTTCTCTGCGTATAATTCTTCGCCATCAAAAACCCTTTCGAGCTTTTCTTGATGGGCGGCTTTTAGCGTTCCGTCCTCGTTTAGAACGATCAGTACGCGCTCGATATATGTTTTTTTAATCATGGTCTTTCTCCTAACTAATAATTGCTCTGTCTGTGACTCGTCTCCAGTTCGTTCCGTCCGAGAACGCAGGAACCGCGCCGCCTGTTTCGTTTGATACATATATCGTAAATCCGGCACCGCTTCCAGACGCGCTCGGAACGGTTCCCACGGTGTAGGATGTCAGAAGTGTTCCGGCTGTTGTCAGGGTAACACCGTTGACGGATTTGTTGGTCAGGGCTTGCGTGCCTTGAACCGTCACCACACTCGCTGCGTTTGTTCCTGCGTTTGTTACGCGAAGGTCTCCGGTTCCCATTGTGAGAATGCCGGAAGAGTGCGTCATGACAACGTTGCCATTGTTGAAATTTATCACACCACCAGAGGCTAAAAACAAATCAGACCAACTTAAAGAGGTGGTTCCTAAGGCTGTTCCATCGTTTGCATTCGGCGTTAATGCACCCGATCCGTAAAGGCGCATTTTTCCTGTGGATGTTCCATCGGTTGCAACAGAAAAAAGAAAATATGCGTCTTGGGTGGAAGTTGTTGTGGTCCAGATCGCTTCCTTATGACAGCTAATACGTCCCGCTGTAATCGCGGTTGTCGTTGTATCGTCGGCTAGATTAAATTCAAGCCCTACTCCGCCATTTGCTCCAAGAGAAATGTTTCTGTTTTCAAGTTTAAGAGTATATTTTGAAGAATTGTCGTCGTATCTAAAATAACCATATCCATCCCCTCCAAGTCTTGCTGTTCTGGTAGAGGCCGATCCTTGTGTGTAAAAATCTCCCGTTGTCGCGTCTGCCCTGATCGCGTTAATCGTTTTCGGTTGAAGATCGCCGGTCGTTGTTGTGAAAAAACCTGCAAAACATTGGGAGTCGAGTGTCTCCGCTGCGACCGTAATAGACGTGGGCACAAGTGGAACTGAGACAAGGTTTTTCGATGCGTCGGTTGCGACGAGGGAAGAAGCTGTAAGTCCGGTGATATTGATATTACCGGAGCCGTCAATCCTCATGCGCTCCGTACCGCCTGTAGTGGAAATATTGGAAGCTGTATAAAAACGGATATCGGTTACGGCATAAGGCGAGCCACCTGACGTTCCACCAAGATCAAGGTAGCTATTCGATGCGTTATTCGCGTCAACGCCAATCATAAACACGTTTGGAGTTGCCCCGGCGTCCGTGTAATTGGGGGCGACGATACGTCCGATTTTTCTGGTCGTTGCTGTAAGAGATTTTGCATTAACATCGGCCCCTAAAACAAGAGATCCGGCTGCCGCGCCATTTACCACACTTGTCGGATTATAAATTGTTAAAGTCCCTAAAGAACCAGCAATAGACGATCCCATGTTAATATTGGCTGTTGAGCCTGAAAGACCATTCGCGCCTATTCCGATAGCTTTTGTAACGCCGTTGGTTGTCGCTCCGCCGCCGATGTTGTAAGACGAAGTGCCTGCGCTTGATCCGAAATGCCCGGAGCTTGCAGAAAATGTATTTGTGCCGGAATGTGTGTTGTTCCCGTTCAAAAGCGGGACGTTCGCGCCGGAGGTGCTTGTGTTTCGGTAAGCCGCTGTTCCTAGTGTTCCGCCGGTGCCGATATTGAGTGTGGAACCGTCTGTTCCCGCTAACGTAAGCGAGTTAGAGACGGTCAATACCTTACCGCTCACAATGGCTAAATTTGTTGCAGTGATGGGGCCGGTAAAAACTTGTCCGGAGACATTGGCTTTATCATCAAGCGCACTCTGCAAATCAGTTTGGGCTGATAGCGTGCCGCCTATCTCGCCCCAGTTTACCGTTCCTTCTATTTGGTGGTCGCCGTTCCAATCCGACGGCAAAACCTCGCCGCGCAGCGCTGCCGCGGGATCATCCGGTATCGTCGATACTTTGGTGTGGACTATCCTTTGCGCCATTTCACTCTGCCAACTTCGAGCCTACAGGGTTGCCTTCTGAATCCTTTACCAAGGTTCTTGGTGTCCTGAGTATTTTACTTATATCGTCCAATTTCGCTTCGCTGCGTTCTTGCATTTGCACTACTTCAGATAACAGTGACCCTACCAGCATGTTCAACGACTCTGTGGACATTATCAACTGGTGTTGAGCTTCCCTGTTCCTATCGACTTTCGGCTCCCTTACGTCTTCTTCGGTCGCAAGGGGTTTGACTGTTTCGGCACCATCGATCGTTTCAATCTCGTCAGTAACTGAAGCTACCTTTGCTTGCTCCGGCTCTTGAATTATCTCTTCTGCGCCAATGTCCGGTTCTTCTTTTTTAACGTACTTCCGTACCGTCGCATCGATGATTTCATCAGGTGTGCCGTCGGGGAACGAAAGTATTGTGCCGTCGGGTAGTCCTGCTTTTCTCATAACCTGTTGCCTTGCGCATCGAACATTATCATCTGACCTCCGCCTGTTTGAGGCTCGGGTATATCATTCAAGCCTTGATTGACTGTCAAGCTTTGGTCCTGTCCGGGTAAGCGGGGGTTCTTGTCTGCACCTTCCGTGCCTTGTTGCGCGGGATCTGTCGCGGGATTGCCGGTGCCTGGTTGTGTGGCGGCTGTTTTCTGGATCATTGCGTTCATGGCTTGTATAGAGGGTAGCCCTTCCAGATATGCTTCTGTGAGATCGACTGTGCTATCCGACATTTTAACCGCCTGCTTGGCAAGCCAGTCAGGTCTTATGCCTGGTGTCTGTACGAGAAGCGGGAACAGACGCTGGAACGTTGCGACTTGTAACGCCTGGTTCGGTTTACCCGACGAGCCTGCTTCGACATCCAGATAAATGTCGTTGATCAAATCGGCAGGATTGCTCTCGGGCCACACTGCTCCTGGTCCTACCAGCTTGATCACTTGTTCTTTGGACATATTCATCAAAAGCACATTGCCTGCATCGCGCGCGAAAGCGGTAAGCATGTCATCGAGATCATCACTCTTGGATCTGTCTTCGCCCTGGCGTGAATCTTCAGCGATGCTGTCGGCTGTAGCGGATGCTTTGCTCGTTCCACCAACGCGGGCGTCGGATCTACGTGTAATGCGGCGAATATCCTCGATCGTCGCGTTCGAGTCATACATCGCCGGATCGATCGGGTGTTTTTTGATCTGTTGGAGAAGTTGCTCCACGGATTGTCCGGGTTCGAGTGCGTTCAGCTCGATGACTGCGAACGCAGGTGCGTTCTCCATGTTGGTGCGGTCCTCTTCGCTCATCGCGCCGTTCACGGCTGCGTATTGCGGTTTGGAGTTGATACGGTGTTGTCTGAGCGCCTCTTTCTGGCGGTTGATCTCTTGGCATTGGTGGCGAATCAAGCGCACCGTGCTTGGCGGGTAGATGCAAGTCGAATCTTCCACATCATTGAATGACAGCGGATAGTACGGGAAAAACTGCTCTATCACGATATCCGGCGGCGAAGGCTCTTTCAAATACTCGTCGAAACCTTCGCAGATCGTCATAACAGAGCCGTTATCGATATTGTAGAGCTCCCATACGCGGTAGGTGTCGTTCCAGTCTTTCTTACCGCCTTGTTCCCTTTTGCGGTTGATAGTCCACATATCCGAGCTGCCTTCAAGCCTTTCACGGCTGTAAGCTGTCGCTTTGGTAGACACATCTTTTTTGTAGATCTCCTTGATCTTCGTACAAGTAAGATCAAACTCCTCGGCAACCCATCTCGCACCAAGGAAACCGTTAAGCTGTGTGCAGGATGGATCGATAATCAAAGCAGTCGCGCGGGGAAAGTTGATTGTAAGCCCTTCGCGTGTGATGACCGCAGACGCTTCTTGCAGCGTTTTCACCTGTATGCGCAGTTCTTCCAGTTGCTTCTCGTAGTCGCCTTGCCCGTCTTGTACTTTCTGTTGCAAAGCTTCTAATGAAGCAAGACGTGATGTAAGGTCGTTCAACCGGAGCGAATCCTCCGGTGACAGCTCGTTCAAGCGGTGAAAGCCGAGCTTCATGTAACCCAGACCGACTGTCTCGACCCTACGGACAAGCTGCTTCATCTCGCGTTTGAAACTAGGTTGTTGTTGTAACAGCTGCTGATCGAACAAATGCTCCAGCGTCTTGGCGATCTTGTCCATAATCTGCCGACGGAGTTTGCCTTCGTTGACATCGTTTATGAGTGCGAGCGCGTCCGGCGGTATCTGCGGCTCGGCCTGTACTTGCACTGGCAACCCTGTTGGGTCTGCTGCTATCTGGGGAGGAGTTGAAGCAGCTACTTGTAAAGCTTGCGCCGCGGCAGCTTGCGCCTCTTCGTAAGTAGCCTGGTTCTCGTCCCATATCTTGAAATCCATGCGCGGTTTGCGCTTGGCTGTGAAAGTCGGGTTCTTGGCGTAAAGCGTGGCGACCGACGCCGCGACCTCGGATTGTGCGATGTTGACAACGTAGCGCGTATCATCTTCGTTTTGCTGACCGTTCCATTGGATCCCGCGCACGAACATGCTGTCTTCCATCATCCGGCGGAAGCTGTCTTTATGGTATTTTCGTGCGCTGGTGATCCGGTCGATCCACCAGTTGATATACTCTTTCGCGTTCGCATCGCTCGGAGGAGCTTCGCGGTTCACTTGATCCGGGACGTTATCACCTTCTGATGCTACTGCCATATCGACCTTGCTCGTTGTAGCGCGGTTTGCGCTGTTTTATTTGCGGAAGCTGCCTGCACCCACGCTGCGGTGCCGAAAGCCGGACCTTTATCGTTGACCGGTTTCGCGGGTGTGTTACCTCGCGTCATCCGGTGTAACCCTCTGCCCAGGTGCCCCAGAGCATCGACTTGGTCATCTTGTGCGTCCCCTTCGCCCCGGAAGCGGAGCAATTCCGCTACCATATCTGCGTACCATGGGGCTTTAACCGGGAAACGAACCTGACCGAGGGCCATCATACCACGGATAGATTGCGCTTTCTGCATCTTATTGCCGACCTCGGAACTTTCCTCGATATGGGTCAGATAGATACCTTCCGCGCGCATCCGGTTCTTGATCAAAGGTCCGAGCGACTTGCTGATCTGGTCACGCGCTGCGAACCATGTGATCGGTTTGTAGACCCGCATCACGCGGATCCATTCATCCATCAACTCTTTAGGTCCGAACTTGCCGCGCGAGCAGTGCATAAGCCAGACCTGTCCTGTAGGGTCTACACCGGCCACGATCATGACGGTGTGGTTGGCGTGTGTCTTAGTGCTGACCGCGTGGTCGCTTGCTGCGTAGACGCGTAATGTCTTAAGATCGGGCAGCTCGTTCGGTTGATAATTCTGGATGAACTCCTTCCTGAAAAACCCACCTTCTTCGGGCACAGGGCGTCCCATGTAGAGTGCCGAGAAATCCTCCTCGCCCATGATCTCCCTGATCTGCGCAAGCAACTCGGGCGAGAACTTCTCGGGCCAGATATAATCCTCGCAGTTGATGCCCATGATACCGGCGACGACCGGGTCATTGCTGAAAGCCTTGACGTTGAGCCATGTCCAGTGCTTCGCGCGCTCGGCATTGTACTCGGGGTGTGCAGGGTCGCATAGGCGCCCGATCAGGTCGTTATCCGCCCATCTAGTGTGGAGCACGGCATAGCGGGTCAGGTTGTGCGCACGTTGCTGCGCTGTAACCGAGAACCATTCCCATGCTTCTTCCAGTGCGTTGGTCGAGTTCGCTTCCTGTTTGTCCTTCACAGGGTCGTCGATCACAAAGATATCGCAAGGCTGGCCGGTGACGCCTGTCCCGCGGCCCGCCATGAAGATGTAACCGCCGACGTTGGTGACGAGCAAGCTTTTCGACTTCCCGCCTTTCTCCAGCTCCACTTCCGGAAACACTTCTTTGTACCGCGGGCTCTCGATCAGACGGCGGACCAGCACGCCGTTCATCTTCGCCTTGTTCTCGTTGTAAGTGCCGACCATGATCTTGATGTCGGGCTTACGGCCTAGTGTCCAGGCAGAGCCCATGACAGTTGTGTGCAAGGTCTTGCCTGTCTGCGGCGGCACCGAGAGGGCGGATCTCATCGACACCATCTTGTCGATCTCCTCCCACCATTGCACCATCAGTTTATGGACAGGTTTACTGATATAGGATGTCTTGGTGACATCCTGGTAGTGCAGTGGATCCGGCATCATATACTCGATGAAATCCTGCAAATTCTCGCGCGCCTTGAGACGTTTCTCCTCGCGCTCGACGATCGCGAGCATCGCCTCCTCGTCCTTCGAGAGGCGTCTGCGGACAGGTTCAGAAGGTGGCGGCGCGCCTATAAGATCGTCGTGTTCTATGTGTATTTCTCCACGAAATTAACAATGCTGTCCGGTATGTCAATCCGCGCGTCGGTCGCCAGGCGGTGGACGAGCAGGATCGTATCGGCTGTCAACAGCGGGCTGACAAGACGGTTCAACTTATCCTGTTTATCCTTGTTGCTCTTGTCTTTGGCGAGCTGTTCCTGCTCTTTCACAGTGAGCGCGCGGTTCGTGTAGACCACCTTGAACACGCCGTCCACGAACTTCACCTCGCCGCGCTCGACGACGCGGTTGTCAAGCCGTGGCGGCTCGTCCGCTACGCGAATATAAGTGATGAACTCCTGCGCAGGTAGCGGCGTCGGCACGAGTGGTTCCTCGAACTCGACGGGATCATACTCCGCGATCTCCTTGTCGGCCTTTTTCCGCGCTTTCCGGCGCGCTTCGATACTTTCTTGCGTTTCAATCTTGATGACCTCCGGCGCGCCTGTAATAGAGGCGTCCTTGGCATGACGCTGCCTGATCTCCTGTATGGATAGCACTTCGATCAGCTTGTTCTTCTCGTCGGTTTTAACGTAGAGGGTCATCGTTTTCTCCTAAAGATCATATTGGTAAACCCGGTCGGTGATATCGCCTGTAATATACAGGTGATCTCCATCGTTGTTGATGAAAATTCCTCCCGTAGTGTTATCCTGTGTTGCAGCACTGAAAGTCACGGAAGCATACGTGGCTGTCGATATATCCCAGGGAGTACCTAACGTGTATTGATACAAAACCCCGTTCTGGTTCATCACAATCAGGGTAATCCCGTCCGGTTTTATCGCCAGATCGCCAGGATTGGTTGCTTCATTGGTGACCGAATAGCTTTTGCTCGCATAAGAGCCTGTCGAGAGATCCCACGGGGTGCTGAGTGTGTATTGGTATATGGTGTCGTCGTTCTGGTTGACCACATAGACCGCCGTTCCGTCCGGCTTCATCCAGAAACCTCTTACAACGTTGATCTGTCCGCTCACATCCAAGCTTTTGGAAGCGTATGTTATGGTGGACAGGTCGTAGGCCGAGGATAGAGTGTACTGGTACAAGGTATCCGTGATGTTGGACCCCGAATACGCTTTCAACCCGTCATCGTTAAAACGAAACCCCCATGCGTTGGATGTCCCTTCTATCGTGAACGATTTAGACGCATAACTCGCTGTAGAGACATCGTAAGGGGTACTCAAAGTGTATTGATACACTTTGTTACCTTGGTCGGTGACGTACATGCGGTTGCCTGCGGAGTCGAACGTCACACTGGCCGGGTTTGTTACTTGCGCGCTGATATCCTTGCTTTTGCTCGCATAAGCAGCGTTGGTCAGATCCCATCCGCCGTTCTGCTGCGCTCCTGGAGGGAAAAGCGGCAACATCCTAGGCCATCGCCAATCCGACCACATACCCGCGGACGAGGCCGTCATCGTCACAGGCGAAGCCGAGCAAGTCCGTACCTGATGTCGTGAGCGTCGGCGCGGCGCCGCCTGCCCAGTCATCCACGCCGGTCCACGTTATCGTGTGCGCGCCGAAATTGACGGCTTCGAGCAGGAAGCCGCCCGGCCTGGATGTGGTTGGTGTTATGTCGATCGTGATATTCCCTGTCGCCGTGACCTTACGATAACTCGATGTGCCCATATTCAACGTGGTCGTACCCGAGCCGCTGGAGACATCGCTGTCCTGTACCAGTCCGATCTTGGGTGATGTCGCGCCTGCATCGGCTAGCTTGGCTGTGGTCACGTTCGCGTCCAGTATCTTCGCGGTCGTGACGTTCCCGTCCACGATCTTGGCTGTTGTGACCGTGCCATCCATAGGCACGTTGTATACCACTGCCTTCCAGTCCACGCCGCCGCTTGCAAAAACATCCAGATGCGCATTGAGTATGGCGTTGCCGACGAGAGAGGTCGCTCCGTTGATCGTATCCGAACCGGCGCGTGCGATCGTGAAAGTGTTGGATGCGGACGTTCTGATAAATTTCGCCCGGCAGAAATCGTTGTCCAAAAGACTGGATGAATCCGGTAAATTCACTGTAATACTCCCGCTCGCCGTGTTGACCAGATAGACCGTACCGTTCATATCCGCCTCGACCAGCGTATAAGGGCTGCCTGCATTGGTGAGCGTTACGAACTGCCTTGCGAACACACCTGTCACACTTGGTACTTCGCTTGCCAAATCGAAAATTTCCTGCCACTTCCCTGCTGCCAGGTCCGTCGCAAAGACACCCGATGTGTGGTTGACCAGGCATTGGTATAATTTCCCCGTTTGCCATACCAGGTCTTCCGTTTGTTCGTAAGCCGTGGCTGTCACCCATGTTGTTGCCGGATTAACCCCGATGGTCAGACCGGCCGCAAGGCTGTCCGAGGTCACAATCCCGTTCGCCAATGCCCCGTCATCGCGCTGGATAAGCGCTAGATTTGCCCGAATTTCGTTGATCGTGAGCGCGATTGCGTTGAACTGCGCGTCCAAGCTTACGCCGGGTTGCGGTGTGTCCGGATTTAACGTGGAAAAATCACTAAAATCGAAAGAAGGGACGTAAGCGGTTGGTTGGGCCATGGGCTCTCCTTGGAATTACGCTTCCAATGTACCATGGCGTTGTGCTTTTGTGAAAGCGCTTAGATAAACTCGTCGGCGGGGGACGGTTTAGGTTTCGGTAGTGCGATTTTTCGTTTCGTCCCTCGCTTGGTCATCTTCGTTCCAAATCTACGGCCGCGGGCGCGCGGCGGGATCTGGTCGCCCGCGTTCTTGATGACGCGCTGCGTTGTGGTGAGGGGTGCATTCACTGCGTCCGCAATCATCCTCACGGAGTACCTGTTGGATCTCGCCATCTCGATGATGCGATCGATCTGCGCAGGGGAGAGATTGGTGGGCCTGCCAAAACGCTTGCCTTCTTTCTTGGCTTTTCTCATAGCCGCTTTGGTGCGAGCCGATATTTTCTCGTTGAGCAGGTGACGGTATAACGCGGCTCGCTCTTTTTGGGTAAGCTCCCGCACCTGCGGAATGATGTCATTGATAGCCATTAAATTCTTCCTTGTTTTATTTTTGCACCGTAAGGATCGCGTGGTAGTAAAGGTTTTGGGAAATCCTGCCAGAACTTGGGCTCTGTCGTAATTTTGGTGTTCACCCAAACATATTCCTGAAGATCCGGGTGAAAAACGCCGCTGCCGACGTTGCCGAATTCATCTTGCACGATGAAGGCTCTGTCTTTCGGCGGTTGTGAAGGGGACCAGGGCATTACGTTTTCCTATAGGCTGATTGCGTTCCACAAGTATAAACAACCTTTACGGTACAGTCAATCTAAAACGGAAAAAATTTGTGAGTGCGCCTCACGGCCATTCTGGCGCAGGCCGGTTGAGGTGGGGGTGGGGGTAAGGTGCCCTTTGTTTTCTATACCCCTATTGTCAGAACGCGATTAGCTAATAGCATCAAGCACTTAGCGAATGGCACAATTACCATAACCTACTAGAGATTTCATAATAGATATTATCACTTTGGGTTTTGCAATTAAATCAATGGGTTAGCGAATAGCGTTTCGGCTTGCGTTATTCTGTTAAATGAACTCGTTTTCCACAATTGATTCTGTAAATTCTTCTTCCACCTTACCATACACAATCAAGCG